ACCAATACCTTTTCACTACTATCAGCGAATACCAATGATTCTAGTGGTATTGGCACTCTTTTTAGAGCCAATACCGCCAATACCTTTCCTTTAATACCAATGATTCTAGTCATCTAACTTAAAGATAGAGCCAATACCTTCCCGAGGCTGCTCGCAAGGCTAATTTTGAAGTGTTAATATATTATTTAATATTTCTCTATAGTAGAAATGATAATTAGGATATTTTATTGTTTTATAATATAATCGGTTGTTTATATTAGATTTAATTAAACTAATAAAAGAAAGGTAGAAAGTTATGTTAAACATAGCACAAAAGCCAAAAGTTGCGGCTAAAGTAGAAACTAAACCTACTATAGCTAAACCTAAAGCTAGAAAAGTTATGGACCCTAAAGATTTTAAAGGGACATACAAATACGATAGAGATGGTAAGATACAAGTTGTTGTAGCTAAGAATCCAAAAAGAGAAGGTTCTGCTGGTTACAAACGATTTGGTCTATATAAAACAGGTATGACTATCAGAGATTTTTTAATTGCTGGTGGTAAAACAATCGATTTAGATTGGGATAGAGAAAGAGGTTTTATAGCAACAGAAGATAAAGATAAAGCAACTTCTGCAGCTAAATCGCCTAAATCAACTTATACTTTAAAATAGTTGTATAATCTTGATATTTTATTAATTAAATTAATAAAGTAGTCTATTTGATAGGCAAGTTACTTTTTAGATACTTGCCTATCTTTTAATTAGAAAGAAGAATATGAATGTAGCAAAAATTAAAGGTGCTTATTCTTTTGTAGATAAAATTTCTGTAAAAGATGTCAAAGTAGGAAAAGTTTATTATATTGATAAACATTATCATGGTATTTATAATTATGATATTACTATTGAAGACCAAAGAGTTAAATGTCTCCATAACGATATTAAAGGAGATAAACAAGATATTTGGTTACAATTAGAAAAACCACATAAAGATTTAGATAATGAAGATTGGAAAAATTCATTAATATTTATTTTTCCTGATGATGAGCATTATGATGACTTTATGTTATACAAAGGAGAAAAAGTAAAATGACCGAAAAAGAAAAATATGCTGAAATGCCTGAGTATTTATCAGAGAGAATATTTAAAGGAGTAGCTTTTCTTTATGCTCAACACTTAAAAAATCCACAATCTCCTAATTTACCAGAAGAAGTTGGACAAAGACTTGAATTTTTAAGAGAGAAAGAAGGTTATACACGTCAAGAAATTAGATACATTTTACTACTATTATCTCTTCCTGAAATAGATGAGGTTTTAGCTAAAAGTAATATATTAGAAGAAGCTTTTGCATCTAAAATTCATAGTGTACATTAATTATAATTTTATTGTTTAATAGTTTAAAACTTTAAATATTATAAAATTAAAAGAAAGCGAGAATATATGACAATGATAACGTTTAACAATCAAGAAGAAAGAATTAACTTTCAGATTGCTATGTGTTTACAAATGCTTAAATCAGAAGTTGAAACTGGTCACATTATGTGTAGTCCAAGTAAAGGTTCTACAGTAAGAACTTTATCAAGATATTTTATAGGACTAAAAAAAACTAAAAAAGGAGCTTATAAACAACTAGTAGATGCTGGTATTTATAAACTCTTAGAAAGTCAAAATGCTAATAGTTAGTGGGTTAATAATGCTAATTAGTATATTAATAATTACAGGAATTTTAGTTGCTTTTTTTCTCTCTCGCAGCAACGAAAAATATAGAATTTGGCGTAATGAACAATTACGCCAATCTATTATAAGGAGTAAAAAATATGACTGAAGCTAAAATTTGTTGTATTTGTAACGAAAAATTTATTGGTTGGGGTAATAGTCCTTATCCAGTAAAAGAAGATGGAGAATGCTGTAAACCTTGCGATGACAATGTGGTCGTGCCTGCAAGAATAAAAGAATATGAAAAAGAAAAAAATGAGCTTAACTAAACAACACTTTGAAGACTTAGCACAAGTAATTGGAGATACAGATACTTATGAAGAATTAGCTTTTCAATTAAAAGGTTTCTGTAAAAGACATAATACTAATTTTAATGTAGTTAAATTCAATAACTACATCATTAAAATTAAAAATTTAAAAGAGGTTAAAAGTGCCTAAGGAAATTACATTTAAAGATATAATGAGTAATTAATATTGTTTAATATTGTTATATTTTTATTACTATTATTTTATAAACTAAAACTAAAAAGGAGAGAAAATATGAATATGAAATTAGCTTATAATATAGGTCTATATAGAGGTCATGTTATAGATAGAACTATTGATGGCTACGTTATCTTTGAAGATAATAAAGTTGTTTATTATACTGAAACTAATATGGACGATGCAGCTATTAGATATAAAGCTATGGAAGTTATAGATAGAATACATCGTGAAAGAAGAAAAGAAGTTGATGTTAATATTCAACGTGTAGATGCACAAGTATATAGACATGACAACTACTAATTTTTCTTATAAACAAAAAGCTGTTTATGCTTATCCTGATGGTTGGACTTGTATTAATTGCGGAACTGAACATTCTGAAAAAACTATAGATGTAGAATGTTATTATGTAATTGATACTAAAGTTGGAACTTTATGTTTTAAATGTTATATGGAGAAAAATACTAATGAAATCTAATTATTGGAAAATAGCTATCTATTCTATTGATAGAGTAGAGGGAGGACAAGAAGAAGGTGGCTGGTATTTTACAGCAGGCGAAAGAGTAAAAGAAGGTAAGACTTTGTTTAAAGATCCTAGAAAAGCTAATCGTGCTTGTGCTCTATTTAATAAATTATATGGTAAAAAAATAACTTCTTGTAATCAAGGTCTTGAGGCAAACTATTACTATAGAGGAACACCAGAACATTTCCCTAAATACCCACCTTCGTATTCGTAATTATATTGTTTTATAATGTTATTAATAATTTATTATTTAATTATTAACTAACACAGAAAGAGAGAAAAAATGGACTTAAATAATAAAAAACTTAAAGCATACATCGTAGTAAATAAAGATGGAAATTGGCTTAAAGATGAATTAAAGAAAGACCCATTTGCATATATACTTAACGAAGGAAATTTCGATTTACATTTTAACGAAAAAACAAGTTCTTACTTAGCTTATGCCTTTTACACAGATTTTGATACAGCAGAAGATTTCGCTCACTGGTGGACTGGCAATTGCGGAGAAATTACACAAGTAAGAGAAATAGAAATTACTATAGGACAAATTAAATACGATAGTCAAAAAGACTTTTAAAACTCTAATAGACAATCAAAAATAAATAGCTATATTGGATAAATATGGCGATAAGTATAGACCTAATCAATCAAACAAACGAAGCTACTTTATCGGACCTCGAAAAGAAGTTCTGTGAGGGTATAGCAGCAGGAAAAGGTAAGAGAGAAGCGGCTGTTGACGCTGGATATAGTCCTACATCAGCACACGTTCAAGCTGCACGCAACTTAAAGAAGGATAAGATTATACAGTATATTGACCGACTGCGCACGGACGTGAGGCGCTTGACTAACGAATCAGTGTCAAAAGAGGTTGAAAGACTTGACTTGTTGATCAAGAATGCTTTGAAAGATAGTCAATATTCTGCAGCTGTGAATGCGATAAGACTAAAGGCCCAGCTATTAGGGTTCTTGGTTGAGAAAAAAGAAATTAAAACAAACACTCTTGATTCAATGTCCGAGGATGATCTGACTCAGTACTTGACACAGATCCGTGTTGATCACGGGTTGTTGATTGATGATGCAGGCGGCTTGATCATCGGTGATCAGGTCGATGACGTTGATCCGCAACAACAAACCACAGCCAGCCTGTCGGATCCACAAGGATCAGGGGCCGAGTTGATCAAGGGTGATCACAAAGGATCTATGACGCAAGGGCTCAGTACGGATCATCAAGGATCAGGATAATATAATAATAAAGGTTGACTATTGATCGTGGATCGTGGATTTATTAATAATGATTAAATAAAAATAAATTATTAATAAAGATAAAAAAAGCTCTATTCACTTATTAGACGCTAAAAGTACAAAGAATAAATTTTAAAGTATTTTTTTAAAATAAATAAAGTAATTAAAACTAATTATTAATTTAAAAAGAAATTTTATTTATGATATATTTTTTTAGAAATTTTATCTATTTATTACTTATTATATTATTATTATTCTTAATTAGTTAAATACTACTTATAGGCGAATAAGAACGGAACGAGAACGAAGTTAAAGTAAATTTATTTCTCCTAACTATATACTTTTAAGAAAAAATAC